GCAAAACGTATCTCCCCGCCCGAAACGGTGACAGTGACCCACGAAAGCCCAATGACTCGCGGTATTGGTAGCCAATGACAACGGCTGAAGTACAAACTAAACCGCCGCTGATGGGGGCTTTGTACCCACGCCTACACACACCCTGGTTAAACACTAAAACCCGTGGTAATGAGATCGCTGAGTTAGCCGAACGCATTGGCCAGCCATTATTGCCTTGGCAAAAACTAATTCTTGATGATATGTGCGCTATTGATGACAATGGCAAGTTCATAAAAAAATCCAGCCTATTTATCTGCGCCCGGCAAAGCGGTAAAAGCCACATGTTGCGTATGCGCGTGCTGGCAGGGCTATTTTGTTTTGGTGAGCGCAATATCTTGATCATGAGCAGCCAGCGGCGTATGGCTGAGAAGTCACTTGAAATTATTGCCGACATTGTGGCCCGCAATGACTTTTTGCTGGCACAAGTCAAAGATGGCAAAATAGAAAACGCCTACCGTAAAAGCAATGGCAAGGAACGGCTGATATTGGAAAGCGGCGCAGTGCTTGAAGTAGTTGCGGCCAATTCTGATTCCAGCCGTGGTTTAACCGCTGATGTGTTATGGATTGATGAATTGCGTGAGGTAAACGAAGCGGCTATGGATGCTAGCAAAAGCACAACTTTAACTCGCCCAAATAGCCAGCGTTTTTATACGTCAAATGCCGGGGCGGCTGATTCCGATGTGCTGCTACACATGCGCGAGCGCTCGCTAGCCAAGCCACCTAAGTCATTGGGCTTTTATGAATACAGCGCTAGCGAAAATTGTGATATTTGGGATCGCAAAGCATGGGCGCAGGCTAACCCATCACTAGGTTTATTAATCAGCGAGGAAGCCATTGAGGAAACAATAGCGACCAGCACCATCATGGCCGCACGTACTGAGACATTATGCCAATTTGTAAACACTGGCATGACTAGCCCCTGGACACCTGGCAGTTGGGAAGATTTGGCTGATGCCGAAATGGTTATGACACCAGGTATGCAGATGATGTTTGCATTTGACGTTGATCCACACACACGCCGTTCAGCCAGCCTTGTGGCGGGTGCGCTGCTACCCGATGGTCGCATAGGCCTAGCGCTAGTTAAAACCTGGACAAGTGAAATTGCGGTAAACGAATTACAGATAGCGGTGGACATAAAAACCGAGGCTGACAAGTGGCATCCCCGGTTGATTTTGCACGATTCCTACACCACTGCTGCTATTGCCGAACGGCTAAAGAATTCCGGGCTTATGGTTGAGGCTTGTGTAGGGGCGCAGTTTTATACGGCATGTTCAACCTTTAAAGATGCCATAGATAACAAGCGCGTGGTTCATGGGGTGCAAGAGGAATTGGATCAACAAATGCTCAACGTGGCTAGTTCAAGTAAGGATTCAGGCTGGAGAATTGTCCGCAAAAAATCACAAGGCAGCGTAGCCGCCCCAATTGGCATGGCCATGGTTGTATTGCACCTTTCCAAACCAATTAGCGAAGCCAAAATCTATATTTAGACACGCCGTAGGCATCCCTGTTGGTGCTTTACAAACTGCGAAAATTGCCGTATGGGATTACTTGAAACCTTTGGCATCCGCAGTAAAGATAAAGTGCAGGTTGATGCACAACTAGCACCTGCCATTATGTCGGATCGTTTTGGTGCAGGCCAATACAGTTATGGCGGCATGTATGGCAACGGGTATGGCGCAGGACTTATGGATCGCGGTACTGCACTTCAAGTTAGTACTGTGGCAAGATGCCGTAATTTAATTTGCGGCGTAATTAGTTATTTACCGTTGGAATTATACAAAAAATCTACAGGCCAAGAATTACAAAGCCCGTTATGGTTAGAGCAGCCTGATATTCGCCAACCGCGTGCAGTTACACTTGCGTACACAGTGGACTCGCTCATATTTTATGGTGTGGCTTATTGGCGCGTGACTTCACTATATGCCGATGATGGCAGGCCTTCAGGGTTTGAGTGGGTTGCAAATACTCGCATCACAGTTACAACCGATCCACAAGGTTATGAAGTCGCTTATTACGCAGTTGATGGCAAGCGCGTACCAATGTCAGGTATTGGTTCACTTGTTACTTTTCAATCTTTGCTACCAGGTGTTTTGGAAACGGGCGCACGCACAATTCAAGCAGCACTTGACGTACAAAAAGCAGCGGCAGTTGCAGCGGCTACACCAATGCCTACCGGAATCATCCGTAACCAAGGAGCAGACCTTCCTGAAGCACAGGTGCAAGGTTTGTTAGCGGCTTTTAAATCGGCTAGACAAAACCGCAGCACTGCTTACCTTACTAGCACTTTGGATTACCAAACAGTTGGCTTTTCACCTAAAGAAATGACCTACAACGAAAGCAGCCAGTATTTGAGTACCGAAGTCGCACGATTGATGAACGTACCAGCGTTTATGGTTAGCGCTGATATGAATAACAGCATGACTTATCAAAACGTTTTAGATAGTCGTAAAGAATACGTGGCTTACACGTTGCAACCTTACATTTGTGCAGTAGAGGAAAGACTTAGCATGGATGATATAACCGCACATGGTAATGTCGTGAAGTTTGCAGTTGATGAAACGTTTTTGCGTGCAGACACAATGGCACGACTTGATGCAATAGAAAAAATGCTAGCCCTTGATTTAATTGACGTGCAAACTGCACGTGAAATGGAAAATATGAGCCCTTACGGAATAGGAGACAACAGTGCATTTAACGTTTAGTGCATCTATCACTGCAAGCGATGGCGAAAGCCGCATGATTGCTGGCAAAATTGCACCTTATGGTGAAGTTGGTTACACCAGCGCCGGTAAAGTTGTATTTCAAGAAGGCAGCATCAATATACCTAACGTTGATAAAGTTAAATTGCTTATGTCGCATGACAATTCAAAAGTTGTTGGGCGTATGCGTACTGTTGAATCAAAAAAAGACGGCATGTATGCAAGTTTTTCCGTAAGCCGTAGCACCGCAGGATCAGATGCAATTTTGCTAGCCCAGGAACAGTTGATGGATGGCCTATCCGTTGGTGTAGAAGTATCTGCATCAGAGCCAAAAGGTGACTATCTCCTGGTGACCGCTGCTACTTTGCGTGAGGTGTCGCTTGTTGAATCGGCGGCATTTTCAACAGCAGCGGTGCAAAGAATTGCTGCGCAGGCAGAAATTGTGGATGCAGAAATGTCCACGACAACAAAAACCAGCGTGACAACAAGCACGACAACAAGCACGACAACCGAAACCGAAACCGAGACAGAAAGCGAGGAGCCTGTGACTACAGCCCCCGAAACTCCAAACGAGGATCAGACAGAGGAAGTGGCTGCAACAACAGTAGAAGCAGCGCGCAAAATCATCCGACCTTCAGTCCTAAACAGCCAAACTGTACGTACACCAATTACATCAATGGGTGCATATACAGAGCATAAAATCAAAGCAGCATTAGGTAACGATGACTCACGTTTATACGTAACCGCTGCTGATGATAGTTTTGCAACAAATCCGGGTTTTAATCCAACTCAGTATCTTTCAGAATTTCCAACAAATACACGTTTTGGCACCCCTGCCATTGATGCGTGCAGCCGTGGCACACTACCTGCTAACGGTATGACAATTAACGTACCTTCATTGGTTACTTCAGCAGGCGGCGGTACAGGTGTTGCACCAGTTGTAACAGTTGAAGCCGAAGCAGGCGCAGTACAAAATACCGGGATGGAAACTGCCTACCTAACAGGTACAGTTGCCAAGTACTCAGGTATGAATACCATCAGCATTGAATTGCTAGAGCGTGGATTTGGAGATGGTAATTTCTTTAGTGAATTAACCAATCAACTTCAAAACGCATATCTAAAAACTATTGACACAACAGTATTAGCAGCGCTTATTGCTGCTGGTCAGTATTCATCAGGTTGCGATGCAGATTCAGCAGGCATTATTGAGTTTGCATCTGATTCAGCGCGCAAGGTTTATACAGCAACTGGTTACTTTGCAAGCAACTACGTAGCCAACCCTAGCCAATGGCAAATTTTGCTCGGCGCAACGGATAATACGGGGAGACCAATTTACTCAGCCAGCCAGCCAATGAACGCGGGCGGTTTAGTTCAACCTGGTTCAATTCGTGGCAACGTGCTAGGACTTGATTTGTACGTGGACAAAAATTTCACAGCCACTAC